AGATCACAAAGCCCACGGGCGTGACGGTTTCCTCTGACAGCAACGCCACAGCACCGACCCTGACCATTTCTGTCACCACTTCCGTGACCACTGGCGGCGTGATTAAGATTCCTGTTCATATCGGGGATATCACCATCATGAAGGAATTCACCTTCACGATTGCGTACATGGGTGCAACGGGTGCGCAGGGTGCAACGGGCAATCCTGGCGCGGATGCAATCACGCTGACCATCACGTCCAGCAACGGTACGATCTTCAAAAACAGCGCCATTGCGACCGTGCTGACTGCTCATGTGTACAGGGCTGGTGCAGAACTGACTGCGGCACAGGTCACAGCACTTGGCACAATCAAGTGGTATAAGGACGGCGGTGAAACGGCTGTCGGTACTGGTGCGACGCTGACCATTGATGCAGGAGATGTGAGCCACAGGGCAAGCTATGTTGCACAGTTGGAGGGATGACACATGGCTGTCAAAGCAGCGGGGCAGATCACGCTTTCAAGCGTTGTCGATGTGGCTGCAACATATCGGTATTATCTGCTCCAGTCATCCACGGCGGCGATTCCTGCAAAGCCTACGATCTTTCCACCTTCTTCTGCATGGGATGATACAGAGCCGGGTTATACGGACGGCAGCACCAACAGCCTGTACACGGTGGATTGCACGGTGTTCAGCGACGATTCCTTCCTGTATTCGGCTGTATCCCTTTCCAGCAGCTATGAAGCGGCAAAAGCGGCCTATAACAAGGCCACGAACGCCCTGCTTCACACAGTCGTTCAGAGCGCAACAGCACCATCTGTAACGACCTATATGTGGCTGGATACGAGTGCAGAACCGCCAGCATTGAAGCGGTATGACGCTGAAACGGCGGCATGGGTGACGGTGAACGATGCAAGCGAAATAGTGTACAACCTGGAGCAGAACGTGGAATCCTCCATTACGAAAAGTGCAGAGGACATCACAGCGCAAGTGGCTGAGAGCTATTCCCTGAAGGAAGACATGGAAGCCCTTGTTTCGGAAGTCAGTACACAACTGAGCCTGACAAAGGACAGCTTCGACATTCAGTTTGCGCAGTTCAGCCAGGACATTGCGGCTGCGGCGGCTGGTACGGATGCGGAGTTTGAAGAGATTCGCAAATACATCAGATTCGTGGACGGGATGATCCTGCTGGGCGAAGTGGGGAATGAGTTGGAGCTGCAAATCTCCAATGACCGGATTTCCTTCATGCAGGACGGTGCGGAGGTTGCCTATTTCTCAGACAGGAAACTGCATATCACAGATGCATCTTTCCTGCACAGTTTGCAGATCGGCAACTTTGCATATATGCCCAGGGCGAACGGGAATCTGAGCTTCAAGAAGATTTGACGGAATGATAGGCTCTCTGACCCTTGAAAGGGGGTCGGAGCATGGCAGCATCAGGAACAATTCAACAGGCGATCCGGACGGGCTATCGCTTGCAAATCGCATGGGAAGTCACGTCGCAGTCGGTAGCAAACAACACATCATCTGTCACGGCGAAAGTGCAACTCGTGTCCACAGGCAGCAGCTACACCATCAATTCAAGCGCAAGCAAATCAGGAAGCCTGACCATCAACGGGACGAAGTACACCTTCAGTTTTACGGCAGCTCTGTCTGGAAGTCAGACGAAGACCATTTACACGAAGACAGTCACGGTTTCGCATGCATCGGACGGCACGAAGACCTGCGCATTCAGTGCAACGGCTGGCATCAATGTCACCTTGTCGGGAACGTACTATGGCAATGTCACGGCAAGCGGCAACGGGACATTCAACACCATTGCAAGAGCAAGCAGCATTTCGAGCGTGACATCTTCGGTTTCCGTCAATGGCACGAATGCCTGCACGGTGGAGATCAGCCGAAAGTCAAGCAGCTTCACGCATACGGTTGTCTTCTCATTCGGGACATACTCAAAGACCACAACAGGGGTCGGCACGTCTACCAGCTACGCAATCCCCACGTCATGGCTGAACGCGATCCCGAAGGCCACCAGCGGAACGGCGAAGGTGACTGTCACGACCTATTCCGGCTCAACGAAAATCGGCTCTGCTGTGTCGAAGAACTTCACGCTGACTGTCCCTGCATCCGTTGTGCCGACGATTTCCTCTGTGGCTGTGGTGGACACGACCACCAATCAGACCACGTTCGGCAACATGGTGCAGAGCAAATCGAAGGCGAAGTTCACGATCACGGCGGCTGGGGCTTTGAGTTCGACCATCACGGCCTACAAAACCGTCTTTGAGAGCAAGACGTACACAGGCGCAACGCCTACAACGTCCACCATCACAAAGAGCGGTACGGCATCTGCGGTCATTACGGTGACAGACAGCAGAGGCAGAACCGCAAGCGTGACAAAGACATGGACAGTCGTTGCCTACGCTGCACCGAAGATTGCCAGTTTTACGGTTGCTCGTTGCCTTGCGGATGGAACAGAAAACTACGAAGGCACGTTTGTAAAGGCGGCTTTCAACTTCTCCATTGCTTCCGTGAACAGCAAGAATGCGAACAGCTATGTCATCGAATACAAGCCCCAGAGCGGCACGACGTGGACGGCCTTGACAAATGGCACAGGATATGCAGTCAACACGTCCGTCATCAGCGCAGAGGGGCTTTTTGACGTGGACAGCAGCTATGATCTGCGACTGTCTATCACAGATTCTTTCGGGACGATTCGCGTTCAGACGGAGATTCCCACGGCTTTCACGTTGCTGGATTTCAATGCTTCCGGACGGGGTGTGGCGTTCGGCAAGGTGTCAGAGTTGACAGAGGGCGTGGAGTTTGCTTTGCCTGTGACGTTCGGGCATGGCGAAACGTCATCATCCCCGATTTACCTGCAATCAGGTCAGGATTTCAACGACATTCTTGAACCGGGGTACTACGCGATCCCGAACACAACTGTCAGCGGTACGCTGCTGAATAAGCCGTGGACAAGCACGGCGACGGGTGGTCTGTATGTGCTGGTTGAAGGTGACGGCATGGGCAAGTGCCAGATTGCACACAAGTTGTCAAAGGATGAGGGCGAAATCTACGAGCGAAGCTACTATCAGAGTTCGTGGGGCGATTGGTACAGGGTTCACAGTGGCAACGGGAAGATTCTCTGGACGGGCGGCATGTACATGACAGAAACACACAAGCTCACGCTTCCAGAAGCCATCAGCGCACAGCCTTCCGGAATCGTGCTTGTATTCAGCAGATACGCGAACGGAGCGGTTGCCGACACGAATTTCAATGATTTTTTCGTGTCAAAGGCTCTTGTCAATGCGAAACCGGGCGTTGGTCATATGTTCGTCATGTATGCTACACCTACATTTGAAATGATGGCGGCAAAATATCTGTACATCAACGACACGACAATCACAGGTCACGCAAACAACGATGCAACAGGTACATCAAGTACCACGGGGATTACGTATCAGAACAACGCTTTTGTCCTGCGGTACGTTATCGGAGTATAAATAGAAAGGGCTGAATCATATGCAAATCACTTTGACTTGGCAGAGCGTTATCACTGCGGCTGCTGTTGTGGGTGCTATCATTGCACTTGTTACCTATTTCTCTAAGGTGGTACGGTGGTTTGACAAGCAAAAGGAACAAGACAAGGATATCAAGGAAATCAAGCAGCACAGCAAGGAAATCGAACAGCATCATGATGACGATATTGCAAGCATTAAGCATGAACAGACATTGCTTGTGTATGGGGTACTTGCTTGCCTGAAAGGATTGCGTGAGCAGGGATGTAATGGCCCGGTAACGGAGGCCATCAACAGGATTGAGAAGTATCTCAATGAAACTGCACATCATAACTAAAAGGAAAGCCGGGGGCGTTTGCCTCCGGCTTTTTTTGTTGGTCTATTTATATCCATCATTAGTGAGCTAATGAACCTGCACATACATGATGGAAGTCAAAGGCCGAAAAAAATCAAACCTTCAACTTCACGTCAAGTTCGATGGGGGTTTGCGTCCAGTTACCGCCAGTATTCAACGGTGAGCGGTTTCTCGTCTGTTTCTGTACGGGATCGTAATACCGCTCTTGTTGGCTTTTGAGCCTGACTGCCTTTTCGCGGCTGTATGTCATGCGTTCAATGCAGACTTTCAGCAGTTTGTTTTTCTTTGCCACGGATACGTCCGGGTCGGATAAGGCATCAAGGGCTTCCTGGAAACTGCGCTTCTTTTCCGCATAGTCAACGGGTTCAGGCATGGATTCGTAAGCCTTGCAAAGAGCCTGTCTGACTTCTTCTTTTTCCTTCAAGAGTTTTTCATTCAGGATTTGGAACACATGGTCAGGCATCCGTTTGGCCGGGTCAGGGTTGGCCTGGGCTTCCCATTGGGCAATTTCTTTTTCGTCCAATTCAATGCGACGTGCTTCAAGACGCTTGATCAGATTGGCATGTAGTTTTTGAGAATCCCCATCGTCATTCTGAATTCGGATTTCAAAGTCAGCGATGCATTGCTTCAAAACGTCAGCGACTTTTTTCTCCATTTCCTCATACAGGCAGGAAGTGGTTTTACAGTATGATTGTCCATCACAAAGCAAACGTGGTGCGGAACGCTCTACGCCATTTCTTTTGTATGTGCGGAGAGACATTGCTCTGCCACATTGACACCACAAAAGACCTGCAAGCGGATTGCGGATTTTCGTCTTAGCCTTGGCGCGATGGTTGCGTCCTTTCTTTTCCTTTGCTGCCTGGAACAGTTCGTCGGAGATAATCGCCTCGTGCTTGCCGTCATAGACAAGGTATTCGCCTATCTTGGCCTTTGGTTGGGTCTTTTTGATTTCGCCATCCTCAACGATGGTGACGGTTTTGCGGTGATTCCATTTCACTTTGCCGATGTAATGTTCATTTTCAAGCATCTCTTTGATGGATGGCATAGACCACTTTTCGCCTTTGGGCGGCTTGATGCCAAGTTCATCAAGGCGGTATGCAATGGTTGTGCAGCCGAGGTCTTGATTGACGTACATATCAAAGATCATGCGGACAACATCAGCCTGTTCCGGGTTAATTTCAAGCGTTGGGCATTCTCGCTTGCCTTCCTTCACTTTGATTTTGTTGTACCCATAAGGGGGTATAGAGCCGATGTAGTTGCCCTGACTGACGGACAGCAAACGACCATTGTTTTGAATCTTCTTGTAATATTCAAGATAGTCGTTGCCCTTCTCCAATTCGCGCTTGAAATGTTCCCAGTCGCGTTCGTCGCGCATATCGTAGATGCTTTCTCTGCCATACACATCCGGGATGATAACAAGGGTGTTGGTCAGTTTCAGCAGCTTCATCAAGCGGCCTATGTCTTCCATATCACCACGGGAAAGACGCTGTGGGTCTACGACCTTCACGGCCTTGTACTTGGGTGATTCGACCATGCGGAGAAGCCTATTGATTTCCGGACGTTCTTTCAGCGTTTCGCCGGAAACCACCTCGCGGAATTTGTTTTCCTCCGGGGATTTCCTGCCGAACATCTTAACCGTCCAGTTGTCAAGGATTTCTTCATGCTTGGCAAGCACTTCCTCAACGGTGAGAAGAGGATCGTCCGATTGGGATTTCCTCAAATAGTCCAATATATTTTCGGGCGTTAGCCCTAATTCTGATAAAGTATGATAGTACATGTCAATTCTCCTTATGTGTGTTTAGTTCTCGTTCTTTTCCCCCATCAGCATGAAATTATGCTTTTCAAGGAACATATCGACAACTTTTGATTTGCGGTTGTTTTCTGCCCACAGATTAGCGTTGTCAGTGCGCAATCTTGCGACCTCATCAAGAAGGAAGTCGATTTTCTTCTGCGCGTCTGCGCGGATCGTTTCCATTTCAGCTTTGTATGAAGTATGGATATCGTCAAGGGCTTTGCGATAGTCCTCATTATCGTTCAGCACACGTTCCAGTTCCCGCATGGCATCGCTCATTTTCTGCGCATCAGGAAGATTTTCTTCCTCGAAGGCCAGATAGCACGGATATGTGCTTGTTGAACCGATGATTACATTCTCAATGCGCCTTGCTGTATCTCTCAGGATGTCTTTATCGGCATTTAGTGCCATGAGCCTTTCGACTGTTTTGACGGATACGTCGGCAGCTTCCGCGATTTCAAGGTTCGTCAGGCCGTTAAGCTCTTTCATATCGCGCATGTATTCGCACCAACGTTTGAGTTCAAGACCAGATGTGCGAGGGCCGTCACAGCGCACCTTGCGATGCTGGCAGGACAAACAGCGGTTGTAGGGCTTTTCACCAAAGGCGCTCTTCTTTTTCATCGTTCTTATACTCCATTTTGCAAATTCATTAGGGTATCGTGCTAAAGCGTTGCGGAATTACGGATGTTATTTTTCCGTGTATTCCTCCAAGTTTTGGCTGTTATTTCCTTTTGCAAAATGATAGGCTATAGATGGGTCAGAGATGGCCTATCATTCCGGGTGGCAGGGGCGGACGGGTGGTGCTGCGCCGCTCCTGCCTTTCCTATAGCGTTTCATGACATCTTATGTCGGAATATTCCGAATTTGGCAAATGCTGTTGCAAGTCAGCAAAAACTATTGTAGAATAGCTTTGCAAGAACAGATGTTTGTTATACCACAGAGAGGCAGTGAAGCAAGATGACGAAAGACCAATACATACAGAAGATCATAGCGCTGCTGGAACAGTGCAATGATATCCCCTTGTTAGACCTTATCTTCAGGCTGCTGCGTAAAAGCCTGCAGTAATTGCTTCACACCTTTAATCCGGCTTGTGTCGAGTAGATAGAGAGATTCGACAGCTTCACGGAAGTCTTCTTCCATTCTCATACGGACAATGATCTCTGCGAGCAGGTCATTGTCCTTTTCTTTTTCTTCGGTCATCTTCTCTTCGATCAGATCAGACTTCTGAACACCGAAGTAGTCGGCCATGATTTCAATTCTGTCGATGCGTGGATACTTTCTTGCGTTGATCCACTCTGACAGTGTTGAATATGGGAAACCCCAAATCTCCGCCAACTCTCGCCGATCTTTGCCGGATTTGTCGATGTAGAATTTCAGATTCCGTGCGAAAATCTCTTTGTTTCCGAGCGAACTCATGTAATCACCTCCCTTTCTCTCCTATATATTACACCTAAAGCGATGAAAAGTAAATAGAAAATGAAAAAAATTACGCTAAAAGGGCTTGACAAATCTCTTGTATGCTTGTATACTAACCATGACGCTTAAAGCGTCACGAAGGGGGGTGAACAAATGGAACGAGTATCGATCAAGGCTCTGCGGATTGATCGCGGAATGACGCAAGAGGAGTTTGCAACGGCGCTGAAGGTTACGAAAAAGACCGTCAGTTCGTGGGAGAGTGGCAAGACCTGCCCCAAGCTGGACAAGATCGAAGCTATCTGTGAGACGTTGGGCGTAACGTATGATAGCATCCGATGGAATGTCTAATTTTTTACCCGACATTACGCTTAAAGCGTTACAGTAAAGGCATGAGACATGCCTGTTTCCTCATAAGTTGACAGAAAGGGGTGGTCAGAATGAAGAAGCAGGATACATACGGAGAACCTACTGTGTTTGAATATCCGAACGCTATTGTCAGGGTGTACCGCCCGATTCTGAGCGATGAGGAACAGGCGCGGAGGATGAAACAGATTCACAAGGCGGCGGAGGAGCTGCTAAAGGATGTGGAGATGAACAGGAGGGGGAAGAAGTGAGCCGATGAAGCACATTGCCTCTTGCAGCTTCGGGAAGGACAGCGTTGCAACGGTGCTTCTGGCGATTGAGCATGGCGAACCACTGGATGAGGTTGCGTATTGCGAAGTCATGTTTGATGACAAGATCAGCGGCGAAATTCCAGAGCATATCGACTTCATCCATGAGAAAGCAATCCCGGCGTTTGAACGCCACGGTATCAAAACTGTGGTGCTGCGTAGCGACTGGACGTATGTGAAGCACTTCACTTTCACTGTGACAAGAGGCCAGCACAGAGGAAAGATTCGCAGCTTCCCTGTATGCGGTATTTGCTCTATCTGCCGTGACTGCAAGCTGCCTCCAATCAGGAAGTACATAAACAGTCTTCCGGATGACACTGTGCAGTACATCGGCATTGCGAAGGATGAACAGGAGCGTCTGATGCGGCTGGACGGCAAGCGGGTTTCCCTGCTGGACAAGTACGGCTACACAGAACGTGACGCATGGGAACTGTGCAAAAGGCACGGCCTGCTGTCCCCGATCTACGAATTTACCAATCGTGGCGGCTGCTGGTTTTGCCCGAATGCAAAAGAAAAGGAATTGCGGCATTTGTTCGATCATCACAAGGATTTGTGGCAAAGGATGTTGGAACTGCAAGCGCTCCCGAACAAATGCACAGAGTTGTTCAACAGGACACAGCGGTTTTCGGACATTGATTCGCAATTCAGGATGGATGATGCGCAGATGACCATATACGACTTTATCCAGGAATGATAGATTCCATCCCTGACCCCACTTAATAGAAGAAAAGGGGTTAAGGCATGAAGGAATTCAAAAGCTTTTACAAGACGGTGGAAGGCAACGAAGGCAGCAGGTGCAAGTACAGCACAAGGCTTGACACATACGGCTGCGGCTGTCAACACGATTGCTCCTACTGCTACGCGAAGTCGCTGTTGGACTTCCGCAACCTGTGGGATGCGAAAGAGCCTTCCGTGGCGGACATTGGCAAGATTGCAAGGCGGATTGAGAAGATTCCGGAAGGGTCGATCATCCGTCTTGGCGGAATGACGGACTGCTTTCAGCCGGTGGAGGTTGAACAGAGGGTGACACGGGAGACGATCAAGCTGCTGAACCAGCGCGGGATTGGCTACCTGATCGTCACGAAGTCTGATCTGATTTGTGAAGACATGCACATACTTGACAAAAGGCTGGCACATGTGCAGGTCAGCACGACATGGATTCCCTGCGAGAAGGCCGTAAGCACAGAGCGCAGGATCAAGGCCATTGAGACGCTGCATGCAGAGGGGTTCGACGTGGCGGTGAGGCTTTCGCCCTACCTTCCGCAGTTTGTGGACTATGGGCGGCTGAACGGTATCCGGTGCGACAAGATCATCGTGGAGTTCCTGCGGGTGAATCACTGGATCAAGAAGTGGCTTCCGCTGGACTACAGCGAATGGACGGTCAAGCATGCAGGATACCAGCACCTTCCGCTGGCGGCGAAGATTGCTGCGCTGGCGAGGATCACGGGGTTTGATGAGGTGAGCGTCTGCGAGGACGTGCCGGAACACTGGGAGTATTGGCGGGAATGCGTCAACCACAACAAAGAGGACTGCTGCAATTTGAGGAGGACATGAGATGAAGAATGGCTACATTGACCGCACGATGGTCTTCGACTGGGACATGGCGGCGCGGATCATCAGGGAGCGCGGTTTGACGGAGGCGTGGGCGGGGCTGTCTGGTGACTGGGGCAACACGGCGGGGCTGATCCTGAAGGACGGCAAGCCTTACGGCAAGGATTACACCTTCCTTGCATCGGTGTGGGCTATGCCCGTGCTGAAGTTCGGGGATGTGATGCTGCCGTGCTACAGGATGAGCGATGACGCGAACGGCTGGAATGAGCATACGAAGTGGCCAGAGAGTGCGATGGAGATTTTGAAGGGAGGTGAAGAGGCTGAGGATAGGACTGATTGATGTTGACGGTCACAACTATCCGAACATCCCACTGATGAAGCTGTCAGCATGGCACAAGCGGCAAGGCGATGATGTGACATGGTATGATCCGATGTTCACTGGTCATTGCGATAGGGTTTACCTGTCGAAAGTGTTCAGCTTTTCGGAGGATTACCCGTACTTCATCGACGCTGACGAAATCATCAAAGGTGGCAGCGGATACTGCATCAGCCTTGTGGATGGGAAGGAAGTTTACGATAGTTCAAAAGACATCCCGCTTCCGGACGAAGTGGAGCATATCTTCCCGGACTATTCGCTGTACGGCATCACAAACACGGCATATGGATTCTTGACGAGGGGTTGCCCACGGGGATGCAGCTTTTGCCATGTGGAAGCAAAGGAAGGCAGAGCATCGCGAAAGGTTGCAGACCTTCATGAATTCTGGAACGGGCAGAAGAACATTGTGCTGTCCGATCCGAACATCCTTGCTTGCAGGCAGTGGAAAGACCTACTCCAGCAGTTGATTGA